TCACCCACGCCTTACTGCCTTGCAAACAACGGATTAAGACAGCATTAGGTATGCCAGTGCCCTCCGAACGCCAGTGTACCCAATAACGCTTCCACTCGCTTGTGAGAGAGAAGCGACGACCTTCGTCGGCGTTGCTTGATGTTGTATCGCGCTCGCTGTCCTCGGCGAATAGGCTTAGATTAGAACCACTAAACATGTATGCGTCGATGCTGCCGAAACCTTTTGCCATAAACGAGAACATATAGTCCTCATCTTTTTTGATGATAGAGCTAACACTCCATTGCGCCATCTCAATGTATTTGGAGGCTGCGTTTGCATATATTACCGAGCATCCGTTGTTGTACGACTCGTTAGTTACCACTGACGCATCCATTCGTGTCAGGTTGCCGGCTTTGGCAAACGTGCGCGTGTTGTCGAGCAGATTGCCCCCGATGTAGTCATAATCGTCAGGCGATGCGCTCCAACACACGAAATCCTTCGCTGTGCCCTCAATGAGTATAGGGTGGGCGATGTACACCTGCTGACTCGCAGTAGATGCGTTAGCCTTTAGACACGCCACGGAAATCCACTCATAAGGAGCGTTCGCTGCCACAGTAAAGGTTTTTTGGTAGAGATACCATCCGTTGCTTGGCGTTATCGTTACTACGCCTAAATTCGCACTGCCGTTAGGACCGGTATATCCACCTGGTCGCGACGTGTCGGTTGCCGAGCTGTGCCATATCACCTCGCCAATAATTTCCACTTTTGCTGACTTCGTGCGAGCCCAGAAAGCCAGCGTGTACGTCTTGCCCTTGGTGACGTGTATGTTGTGAGAGTTCGCCGCTCCACCCCATTGCACACCGCCTGCTTTAGCTTCTGGTGCGAATATCACATTAGCACCCTCATGCGCCGACGTGCGATATATCTTAGAGTGCAGAAGAAAGAAACCCTCGCCTTGCTTGCGGAACAACGAGCCGACGAGCAGGTTACGTCGCTCGGCAAGAGTGTAGCCCACCTTCATCGCTATCTGTGTAGCGGTCTGTGTTATAGAAGAGCTAATAGTTGCTATTTGGTCGTTTACATCCTTCTTGGTAGAGTAGTCTCTCCTAACCTCTGTTCTTATATCATTTGCGGTCTGTGTGATTTGCGAGCTAATCTTTGATATTTGTCCATCCACCTCGCTCTTATTGTTGTTGACCGTTGACTTGAGTCCATCCACAGACATTACAAGCTCCGCAAACGACTGCGTGCTTTCTATCTCGCCATTAGCCTTGCGCGTAACGAACCTAAACTTATCGGCTATGGCGAACATCTCCTGACGCGACAGGACAAAGACCTCTCTATTCTCTAACGAGTAGCTATCTACGCCTTCGTACATCTTTAATGATGGTGCATCCGCTCCGTATGCCGATAGAACAACGACTGACTGGCGTGCCGTGTCCGTCGTATTGCCCATCTGTACAAGCTCGTCACCTGCCTGCGGAATATCGCTGCCAGTATCGCAGAAATCAGCAAGCACATCAATGAAATCTTTGCCTACCTTGTACACCTTACGCCAGTAGTATCTGTTCTTCACGTTCTCATTCACGCCCTCCTTGACGTTGAACGTCTGACAGCGCACAAGGTCGCCCTCGACGAACTGGTTTTCTATCTCCTCGTCGCCTTTCTTCTGTGAGAAGTAGCAGCGGTAAACATTGTAGCGCAGAGGAAGACCTTCATATTCGGGAAGATACACGCCCTTCTCAAAATAGACCACATTGCTAATCTTCATGGCAGCAGGCGACAGAACAATCTCACCACCTACGCTTTGAAGCTCTCGGATTACGAGCCTTACGAACTCCGCCGCCTTGCGCACAAGCAGTCGGTCTACCTCCAAGTAACTATCACCACTTCCGTTGTAATCGCCAAGTTTGAAGCCAGAGCCGAGCGCACCCGAACGGAACGCAGCCGACACAATCTCTTTGAGGGTTGCGATGCCGTCAGAGGAGATGCCGAGAGGGTTATTGTCGCTCTGTTCGCCGAATGCGATACCTTCCAAAAAGCGGATAAGTTTCTGCGCGACATCCTGTTTTACTTTTGACAGCGCATTATCGTCGAGAAACTTCGGAGTTACTATCTTGTCGGTAGACTCAAACTGCGTGCCCGTTGTGGCTACTCCATTCACCTCGCCTTGTCCTTCAAAAGCTATATGTCCTCCGGACACAATAGTGAGAGTCTTTGCGAAAAGTTGGCGAAATTTAGAGCCCGCCTTCATCGTGATATCCTTGAGGAAGGTTACGATTCCGTCTACCGAAGCATAGTTATACCACTCGCTTTCGTAGGGAATGGCACTGATTGCTTCGTCTGAGGACAAGTAGCCATATACGATTCTGCAGCCTTCCTTCCAATCGCGCTGCACCGTGCCATTATCACCCGACGAGGTGATGATACCTTGCAGAAAGATGTAGTAGTACTTCTCATCGCCTATCTGCTCTTCTTTTTCGTTCTTGCCGTAGATGTCTACCTGCTCAGACGGGAACACAATCAATGCCGAAGCCGTGAGCGTCATGTCGCGAGGGATGGCGGCATAAACGTATTTCTCGGTGTGGGTGTTGAATACCGTTGGAACTGCCTGCAAGGACCAGCGCCGGTAATTGTGTCCAGCATCGAAGCCGATAATATTCTTAACGTACACAAGAATTTGGGCACCGCTTATGCACGATGCCTGAATATAGTCAGGATTGCCAAGGGCATTGAGTTCGATGTGCAATGCCGAGGGCGAAATCCAATAGTCTCTGGTTGTTGCTTGTGTCATATATTATGTTGATTTTCTGTTACGAATTTAGAAAAAAGCGTTAGTATAATACGGACATACTTAAACGCAAACGACCGCAGGAGCATGGTGACTCTTGAGGTCGTAAATCGGCTGCAAGCCGACCGGTTCCTAATTCAAAACTCGAAATTCAAAACTCAAATGATTGTGCTTCCTCGGAAGTCGAGTTTCGCCGTAAACGACACGCTGTGCACACCTTCTTTTGTTTTGTCATCAAAAGAGATCTCGTCGTCGGCTGTGATGGTGCAGGGCAAGAATTTGCCGTTGATGCTTATCCATGCGTGTTCTGTCATCAAGAACTCATGTAGATACCATGCGAGCCATGCTTCATCGAGAGGGTCGGTCTGAAAGTTCCATTCCTCCTGATTATTCTGCTTGCGGGTTGTTGCACGTGAGATCGAGCGCAGGGATTCTTTTTGTGTCAGGGTGTAGTTGTTGGTTGTAATGCCGAGTTTCTTGCTATACACTCTTGGTACACTGACGCTCTCCAATACGCCGAATGAATTGATGAAGCGGAACTCCGTGCGATGCTTGGCTTCGGTCTGCGGCATGGCATAAACGCTGATGTCACCAATGGTTTGTCTTCCTTCGTTGGTTATCGTGAAAGCCTTGGCTTCGGGCGCATCCCATGTTGCTGTGGTGAAGTCGATGGCAGGCGAGTAGGGATCTACGTAGATGATAGTTTCGCCTACACATGCCAACTGCGGTATGGTGGTGGGCTTGCGTGTCATGCGGCTAACGGGCATTGTGTCGTTTGTGGCCGTAAGTCGGTCGTAATCGGAGAAGCCTCCGAATAGAGTCTGCTTTACATCGTCTCCGGACAAGTAAGACACCGGTGATGTCTTATATACTTCACCATCAAGCATATACTCGTCGTATGCCGACACGTTGAACTTCACTACGGGCATTACACCAGGTTCGGACTTGTAAATATACGAATCGCGAAAAGAACGTAGAGCAGAGGAAATATCAACCACAACATTTCTAACTTTTTCGCTGATTATAGGTTCCGACATCTTTATGGTTTCGTAGTTTCCTTCGCTTATACCGCATTTTATCTCGAATATCATACGATGGAAAGAGGGCGTTTTATTTAAATTAATAGGTTTAACAATAAAAGAGATAGGATTACCATTAAACACCGAACCGGATAGAAATTTTAAATAACTTGCCATTGCTTTAATTATTAATTGGTAATTATTATTTATTAGTTAAATGCTGTAGATTTCCATTTCTACTTCTCCCATTCCTTCCTTCGCCGTCACGTCGGCATTTACCTTGTTGATTAGGCATTTCTTGCCGTCAATGGTCCACCACTCTTTCCAGTGGTTCTGAATGTCGGCTATCTGCGCTACGGAGACGAGGCACTTGACGTAATACTTCTTACGGTGAAGGAGAAAGTAGATGTAATCGACGAGGAACACGTCTACGTAGCCTCGGTTCTTTACCGATGGAGTGTTTACTACGAGTGGAGCGTCTGCCCATTCGGGCTGCACCCAAGCACGTGGCTTCAAGGAGAAGCGTTCCTCGTTGCCGATGCCCGACTCAACGCCGTTGTAGTCGTACTCGTTGCCGTATGGGTCGATGGAGTCGGTAGTCAGAGCATAGTCGCCAGCCTTTGTGCGCCACTTCGAGTTGCCGAATCCGTCATAGTTATAGCCGTAGGCTTCGTGTGTCGCGTCGATGCCACCACCTCGCATGATAGCCACAGACAAGCCCCAGTCGTATGACTGAAGGGGCGAGTTGCCGTCATCGGTAGACGACGGATCATAGCTCTCACGCAGCGAGAGTTCTTCGGTAACGTAGAAGTCGGCAACCATTGACGACATGGGGTTCTTGATGTATTGCTTCACAAACTCATGCTCCATATCCTCGTCAATGAGAGCTGCCATCTGGGTCTTGGCGTAAGACTCGTTCAATCCTCCAACCTCTTTACCTTTATGTTCCTTACCTACTTCGGTTGGCTGCTTTGGGTCATCGCTAACGCACGTGCTGCCCGATGTTGATGATAGAGCTTTACGGTAGTTGGCATCCACCATTCCGACAGGAACAAACGATGACTTGAACTCTATGATGTAGTCTTCGTTGAGCGTAGAACAATCGCCTGTTTCCACTCCCTTCATGGCTCCCACCTCAAACAGTCGCGGCTTCATATCGCCAGCATTGGTAAAATCCTTGTCAATCTTCACACGATACTTATTGCCCGTCTGAAGGTCTATGAACACGCTCATTTCGTCATTTTGCACACGATGAATAATATCCTTATATGTAAGACTTGTCACGGTGCGGTTCTTGGGGTATTTGATGTAGTCGTAATCGGTGTTGTAGTCCTTCACTTTGTTCTTCACGTTGTCCTTTTGCTCTTTGGCTTCGCTTTCGGCTGCATATCCGGCACGCACACCGGTTATCTTCTCCGTCATGGGTACCATAGAGAGCACTTCGGCATGGAGGGGGCGAGGGTCGGGATTCTGCTTGCGGAACACGTCACGAATGAGATAAGCCGTAACCTTTTTCTGTTCGTAGTCATAATGAAACTTTATGCCGAACTGCTGTTCAAGCGAGTCGATAACATCTGATACCGACTCGGCAGGGAAGTTTTTGCCGTTGGCATACATACGGAAGATACTTGCACTCATCTGCGCCGAATCGATGGTACTCTTGCAAGTGATGCTTGCAATTTTGTTCTCGCCTACACGTTCAGTTACCCAGTCGCCTTCCACAGCTACCACTTCGGTGGCCTTGAAAACACCTTGGTTGTAGAAGCCACCTTCGTACTTCTTCTCTACCACCTTATACGTAACCTCACGGTATCTGACCTCCTGCACGCTCTTGTCTTTGGGATTTTCGAGTTTGAGCTGACCGCCACAACCGCGCGAACTGAGCCATATATTTACATCTTCAAAAAGATTTTTTGACTCCTTTTCGCTGTTAGCTTGCTTCTGGAAAAAGCCGACCTTAATGTCGTCCGTGGTTTTCAATCCAGCTTTCACGGCTTCGTCTTCCTTCTTGTACTTCTCGCCATAATACAACGGCTCAATATCGTAGGAGCATTTTGTGGTGAAGAAGCAGAGACGGTTTAGGTCGCCGATGGCTGTAAGAGCCGAATTGTCGAACTGTACGCCAAGATGCTCGAAGAGGCAGTCGAGAAAGAACAACACGTAGAAGCAGATGCCCGACTGCGGACGGTCGGCATCCAATACCCAGATAGGACCACGGTCTTCGTACATTTCCTTTTCGCTCGTATTTTTATCATCCTCTCCTTTACGGGTGTCGATAGACTCTACAACCTTGTCTGACGTTGAGCCGTCTTCGGCAAGATCGTAATGCTTGTAGCACACACGGGCATTGCAGAACGGCTTGATGGGGTAGGGGTCGCTTACGTTGATGTATGACGTAAGAACGTCGGGCACATTCACTTCGTTACTGTTCGGATAGGTGTATATCTTCTTCAATACAGCCGCGTGCTTGTCGCCTGCCTCCTTGCACTGAGCAGGATAAGAGAAACCGAGGGCCTGGGGAGAGAAGGTCGCGTGAGTGTCAGATTTGCCCACCGAACCATACTTCTTGTTACCTTTCTTACCTTCGTATTTAATAACCACCTCAGTGTTATACGACACGCTAACATTCACTTCATCAATCTTCTCGCCTATCAAGAGCTGGTCCTTATATTTAGAAGGTATAGGCACCTCGTTGCACTTGAGGTCGCTAATGAGGTCGGAGAATGACTGTGTGGATGCGTCGATGTTGAGTGAGAGGGAGTCTTCTAAGCGTTCATCTTCCTGGATGATGGCTGTGCCGGAGGCGAAGGGTACGCCGTCGGCGACGATCTGCATAGGTGTGTGCTCGTAGCTGACGGGGCGAATGTCGGAGCTGACATCATCCACGTTCTTCAAGAAATGACGGTTGCCTTCCAAGGGCAGCTCTACGGGATAGGAGAACATCTCAACGTCGTTGAACAAGGGATTGCTCAACTCGATGCTGATGGATGCGTCTTCCTTCAGGGCGAGGGGCTTGCCGTCGGCAAGAATGGTTAGTTTGCTGTTCATGTTGATTTTTTTAATAAGCCTTACTGAGCCTTACTGGGCCTTTCTAAGCCTTGGGAAACTATTAAGCCTTTCTAAGCCTTGCTGGGCTTTAAGTGTTATACTATTATTTTGGCATTGCCATATAGCGTGATGTTGCGGTCGGTATTACTGAACACCTTTGTGTCGCCGTAGGCTTCAATCTTCAGATAACTTTCTGCGCTTATCTTGCCACCGTGAGCCTCGCATTTCACGCTGCCATGAAGCAGGGCTTCGGCAGAAGTCCATAACCGAGAATGGTCGGATGCCCACACAAAACCTTTACTGATGTGCCCATAAGCGTAATCGTTTAGAGAAACGAAAGTTTTGTCTTTCTTTTCACTATACACCTGACTGTGCCCCCATGCTTGAACGGAGGCCGAACCTAAAAGGTAGCATTTGGCGTAGTCGTACACGTCAACGAGGATGTCGCAATCGGTCACTATCACAAGAACGTACTCGGGTGCGGTCTTCGGGCACTCGTTGACATAGATGCCGGCGGCGTTCATTTCTTCCTTCAATGAAGGATAGAGAGCTGGCAGACGGTCGTTAATGATGTCGGCATACTTGCTCTCTACTATGTCTTCCCAGTTGGATCGCCACACAGCCATAAGCTGACTGATATTTTCGGTGGCAAGCATGGCACGATAGCCCTCGGCGCAAGCGTGGCGATCGTGGCAGGCATGGGTGCAAATAGTCTTTAATATCTCGAATGGTGTCATTTCATTTCTTCTTTTACTTTCTCAAGAATAGCCTCGTAGCCTTTCAGTTCGTCTTCGGTCACGATGTCGGTGTAGTCTTTGCGGAGTTGGGCGATGCGGTCGGTAAGGCCTTTTGCACGGGCTTTGGTCGAAGGCTTGTCCTTTCGCAAAATGTACTTGATGAGAGCGTCGGCTTCGGCTTTGTGCTTGGCTGCTGCGTCGCGAGCGGCTTTCACCTCGGGGCGGTCGTTGGCTATCTTGTCGGCTACCGACTGGGCGAAGAGAGGGTCACGGGCGAGTGCCTTGTCATAAAAAGGACGGAACTGGGCGCGTAAATTCTGCGGTGGGACGTTGCACGCCTTCTCTATTCGGGCAATGTATTCGGGGTCGCCGGTGCGTGGGGATAGGCGAAGGTATGCCTCGCCAATTTCACGGTCTACGTTGATGTAGATACGAGGGAGGATGTCGCTTTCTATCTTTACGGCACGGGTGGCGAGAAGGGCAATCTCTTCTTCCGTGTAGATAGGTCTGCCAGCCTTCTCATTGGCTTCGACCATGGTCTTGGCTTGCTCAGACTTTGCTGCCATCTCGTTGCGCAAGGAGCGCACGGTGTTGACTTGCTCTTGCAGTCGGACGGAGAGGAACGGTCGGAGCTGCATGAGGTTGGGCATGGTGGACGCTATGGTCTCGCCGTTGGGGTTGGCCACGATGCCGCCGTAGGTGAGAGGCTGCAAGGTGAGGTCGGGTTGCAGGTCGGGGAAGAGCGAGCGACGTGCCTCCTCAAGAGCCTTCTCCTTCTGCTGCTCGGCATAGAGAGCCTGTTCCTCCTTGGTGGGGCGACCGACGTGACGCTTTATCTCTGTGCAAGAGGTCTGCATGGTTTGCAGATAGGTGAGGAGCTGGCGCACACGACGATGATAGTCGCGGAAACGTCGGCTCTCCTTTACGAACGACATTGCCCGTGGGTTCTGCTCAAGAAGAGTAAGACCACGCTCGAAGGCTTCACGCTGATCGGAGGTGAGCATACGGGCGGTAAGGGCAGGGGTTAGAATGCGGATTATTTCTTCCATAATGTTGCTTTTTATAATGGGCCTTACTGAGCCTTACTGGGCCTTTATAAGCCTTGGAAATACTAATACAGCAGTGGCGACACGAATATCTTGCTGTCTGGCTGGTTGTTCTCGTAGCCTTTGCTTGTTGAGTCGGTGGTGTTGGTTGAGGGATTGTCGGGGGTAGTGTTGGCAGCGTCCGCTGCCTTGCGCATTTCCATGAGCCGGAGCACCGAGGAGCGTAAGGCAATGGCTTCGTTGTGGGCAGCGACTCGGCGTGCCTTGTCAATAGTGAGAATTGTTGTGCGCTCTTCGAGGTGGGCCACCATCAGGCGACGTACCTTGCGAAGAAGGGGCTTATCGTTGGGATTGTCGGTGTGGAGCAGACGCTGCACCGTGTCTTCGCCAATAGCCTCACTGATGTATTCGTCTTGAATGAAGTGAAGGTCGGGCAGAAGACGGATGAACTTCTCACGATTCTCGTAGATGTCGAGGTATTGCTGAAGGTCGGCACATGTGGAAATGAGGAGGTCGTGGTGGGCGTAGTAGTACTGACTCTCCTGCCACAATAGGCTTATCTCCTCAATGGCCTTATGCTGCTCGTCCTTTGGCTCGGTGGTCGGTGGGTCGGTGGAGTCGGCTTCGGCAATGGCTGCGGGTGTAGCCATTTTGCGTGCCCAACCTTCAAGCATTACGAGCATCTGATTGAGCGAAACCATTGCCTCGCGCTTATAGCCCTGCACACCCTTGTCAAGCAGGTCTTTGGATGCCGTGCCGTAGTCGTCACTTGAAGCCACGTTGATGCCAGTGCCGTTGATAGAGAGAGCCTGTGTGTAGGCGAAGCGCGACATGGCATCGTATGTTACCATGCGCTGTGCCATAAGCAGGAGTTGCATCCAGGGCTGCTGAGCGTGCTCGCCGTTGCTGACTGCCATGTAGAAGTCGTCGGGCGAAACGGTCTGATAATACTCGCATAATCGGTGGTAGAGCGAGTCACCCAACTTGTCGCGCAGAAAATCTTTCTCGCTGTTGTCGAGTATGCCTTGAAGAGAATTGATCTCGTCGATGGCGTTGCTGGGAATGTGGAGCCGTAGCTCCTTGATAGTTGATAGTATCATGCGAATTTTGATTTTTGAATTTTGAATTATCGGCAAGCCGATTAGGATTTATCCATTTTTGAGTTGTCAGAACAGCGTGAGCTGCGCTTGCTCCAACTTGATGCGCTTGCAAGCCTTGTCGTAATACTCCTTGTTGAGCTCAAAGCCGATGAAGTTGCGCTTCTCTTTTATACAAGCAATGGCGGTGGTGCCGCTGCCCATACAGTTGTCTAATATGGTGTCGCCCTCGTTGGAGTAGGTACGAATGAGGTACCGAATAAGATCGACTGGCTTTTGGGTAGGGTGGAAAGAGTCATGGACGTTTCGCTGGAATACAACTATATCAGTAGGGTATTTCTCATCGGTAATAATATCGTCCGCTTTCCCAAAGTTTCCGTAGCATCGGTTTGTTTGGTCGTTTATCTGCTTACCTCTACTATGATTGCGTTCATGTGGCAGGCATTTACGCATTTGCGGATGATAGGTAGGCTGTTTATCATAGAAAACAGAGATTGTTTCCGTCCGTTTCAGAGGAATCTTTTTGGCATTCAGAAAACCAGTTGTGCGGCACTTATCCCAAAAGATATTATATCTCCACATCTTTTCATTGCTCATCATAAGTTTTGCAGTAAACATACCTTGGCCAAAAAGGATGATAGCTGCATTAGGTTTTGTGATGCGAAAATATTCGTTCCACATAGGTTCGAAAGGAATGGCGTTATCCCATCCACCTCCTTCACTCTGTTTGTTCAGAACTTCATACGGCAAATCGCACACGATACAATCCACACTCCCGTCCGGAATCCTTTTCATTCCTTCGAGGCAGTCTTCATTATATATCTTATTCAGTTCTATCATGCTCTATATCATTTGTTCGTTACTATTCCTGCATCGTCACCCCCGTTTTCGAGTTATCCAGTGTGGTGAGCACTTCACGGTCAATCTGCCACACCAGGTGCGGGTCCCAGCCATTGAATTTGCTTATCACCTCCAACGGACGGAGCATGAGCTGCTGCAATGGGGCAAACTGGATCTGCTTTACGAGGAAGCGCTCGCGGAGGTCGGTGCCACCCGATGATGTAGCGTCACCTGGGGTGTTGCCGATGAGCTTCGAGTCCAAACCCATGGCAAAGAAGATGATGGATGATATTTCCTGAAGCTCGGTCTTCTCAGCTTGCGCTTGCGAGTTGGCTTTGCTCTCAATCTCCACAATCTCCCAAGCCTTGTGCTCCTTGCCGTCCAAGCCAGTGAACACGGCAGAGATAAGAGCCTGACCTGCGTTGTCGGGATTAGACAGCCAGCGATTGATGTCAGTGAACACCTCCTGCTGTATCTGTGCCATCGTCTTGCTCTTGTTCTCGCCCTGCTGGGTGTAGAGCTGCTTGAGGTATTCCTGATGGATGTAAATCACGCGACCGATAATATTGCTGTTGCGCTTACGAGTGAGACGGTCGTCAACAATGGTGAAGGCATACTCAAAGATGCTTCCGGCAAAGATGCTGTGCCAAAGGGCATCGGCATAGTAGGGACCTCCGAAGTCGCGCGGCGACATGATGAAGCGTGTGGGGCGGTTCTTGCGGCTCACACGCTGCTGACGTGCCTCGCGCACATGGCGTTTGAGGTCTGAGACGGCTGTGTCGGCTGCGAGATAAGGCACGGCAGCAATGCGACGGTCGCCTTCGGTGAGCGTCTGAGTGGAGTCGAGCCACTGGTTAGAGAGGTAGGCATAGTTGATGCGATACTGACTGTCCATGCGCTCCAATCGGGTGGTGAACACCGAGCGAGGTTTTATGCCGACAATCTTCGGGTTCCACTGTGATGTGGGCACGGGTCGGCCGTTCTCGTCCAACTGACGTTGGTTGAGCTGTAGCTCGCAGAAGCATTGCGACATGAGCGACATATCGCCTGCCATCTCAAGATAGGTGCGCATGAGGTCGTTGTTCTCGATAAACTCTTGCAGCTCCTCATTGGTGCGTTCCCATTCTGCCAGTGCTGCCTTGAGCGACTTCATCTCTTCGCTGTCTTCACTCTCAGAATTGGTCTCCGATTTTAAGAATTGGTTATCCGATTGTGAGAGTTGGTTATCCGATTGTGAGAGTTGGTCTTCCTTAGCCTTGAGGTCGGCTATCTGTCCGCGGAGCAGGGTGCCAGCCGAGGGGAAGGGGATAGACTTCTCGGTGATGTTGCCACCGACGTACTGCGTATAGTGATACTTGGCGCATGGTCCGCGACCAACGAGAATCTTCTTCACGAAATCCACTCCCGCTGCCGGAAAGGGCGACATCTTGGAAAGCAGATACACGAGGTTGGGCAGTCGGTTGCCCACGCCCCACTCCATAAATCCCAGTCCAGGCGTACCCACACCTTCGGGCTTGGCTTTGTTCTCGCCGCCGGACGAACCGAACACGGCGGAAATCTCCCGTCTTGCCGCATTGCCTTCCGCTCCGGTCATGGTGGCCGAAGCCGTGAGTTTCTGGTGAACGTACTCGCCCCACGAAAACACGTTGCCTCCCTGCTTGGGCGCACAGAACGCGCCAGGCAGAACGGCCTCGTAGCCTTGCGACTGGAGCTCCTCACTACGCTGTTGGAGCTCGCTGATATTGCTAACTGTTGTCATTGTGATGAATGTGTGTATTGTTAAATGTT